CGCCCGTCTGGAATTTATTCCGTAGGAGAAATTAACATGGTAACAAAAAACACACAACCCGAACAAGTAGAATTGGATTGGGGATCATTTAAAGGCGGATCTGTTGATGTCCTGGTGCATTGGAACATCACAGAAACAACCGGAACCACTGAAGACAGTCAAACATATCAGCAATGGCAATATGATGAGGCTCGTATCCGCATACCGTTACCCGCACACGCCCGGAGTCAGGCAACTGCACAGGAGTATTTGAACGGCAGATATCAGGCTCTATTGATGCTTGCAGGTGCGGATGTGATACCTAACAAATTAGGTGACATTGAAACGGCATTATTAGATTTGGCGGAGGCCATGCTATGAGCGAACACTGGAAAAACATCATCAAAAGCCGGTATGATGCAGGTGCAATTGATGAAGCAAAAGTGCAAAGTTATGTGCCGAAACTGATTACGCAGGATGAGTGCGATTATATTTTAGGCATAGGAACCTGACCATCCCAAGAGCCTGGACAATAACATGAGTTGGTATTCTGGCATAAATTCAGGCGAAGAACTGGCAAACGCCAGCCCGGAGGCGTACCGGTTTCATTCTACGTTTAAGAGCCTGGTGCGGATGGTCCTGGCCAAAGTCAAAACCCCTCAGTCGTGGCTGGACGAACTCACCGGAAACATGGCAGTTGTCAGGGACATCTATTACGATTACCTACAGCACGAGCATCAGACCACCAGAAACGATGTAAACCTCAGGGGCCAGCAGGACCGGAAAACAATTGTTTCAGCGGCGGTACCGTTTGCCCTGGTTGTCTGTCACAACGATCCAAACTATTCAGAGGTTTCAAACTGGTTTCTCTACCAGATCTGCATGGCATACGAACGGGGCGAGTTTACATTCAAAAAAACCGACATTACTCCCGCCTGTTGGTATGCTGACGGCACAGGCCGGGTTATGGCTGACGCTGACGCAGCAAAACAGTATTTTTCTAAACTGCCACACGTTGCAGCTAAATAATAAAACGGCTACATATATTCTCATGCCGAACACATCGGGAAATGAACCGAGGGGCGATCCTGCTGTTCAGGCCCACCCTACTATTTTGCAGCAGCTCAACCGGAAGATCGGAGACGATTTCTTCCCGGTTGAATCGTTTGAGAACGTCGCTGATTGGGAATCTGTGCCCGTAATCTTCGCACAGGAACACCCTGACATGGAAGCGTATGATCTTGACCCTGCTGCAGAGCTTGCCAGAATCGCAGAGACGACCGGTAGACGGGCAGACGTAGTCGGGACGCCGACAAATGCCCGTATTGAGAGGACAGGCAGACCGCGATTACAGGCGGATCTCAACTGGAACGCTGATCCTGATGTTCAGCGGTTGTTTAACGAGGGCAAACTCGGAGTATCTACCGGGTTTTGGGCCCATACCAAGGACAACCAATTAGACGGGTATGTGAAACCACACCATATCCTGCTGTTCGAAGAGGATCAGAGCAATCAGCCAAGAGATAAGGGGGCCGTGGTGCTGAACAAGGAGATGAATATGAAATCCTTCACAAACGAAGGGCGGGTATTGTCCGGCAAGAACTCGACCAGACTTAACGAGATCTTCGAGATGCTGAAAACGTTCATCGAAGAGATCACCGGGGGGCAGGCGTTCACGAACCAGGACCCGGTTGATCCGGCTGCATCAATGGAGATGCAGATCGACGACGTCAGAAAAGCACTCTCAACCCAGTTAGGGTTGTTCTGGCCTGACGGGTCGCCTCGTGACGTCTGGGTGAGGATGACATTCCCGGACTCAGTCATCTGGGAACACCCGACAACCAACAAAACCCTAAAGTCACCGTACACGGTTGACAACGGGCGGATCTCGTTCGGGGATCCGGTTGAAGTGGTCCAGACATATACCGAAATCGAAGAAAAGACAAACATGGTAGACACAGAAATAGCGTCAAAAGACGCCGAGATCGCAGAACTCAAAAACAAGATCTCCGAGATGGAGAGTAAGAATACTGAGTATGCGAACAAGATCGCAGAGATCGAGACTGCACAGAAAGAGGCTGCATGGCAGGCCCTCAAGAACAAACTACCCCCGGGCATGGTCCACTCTCCGGAAGTTGAGAAGACAACCAGGGAACTGTTCGAGAGTGATCCGGTTGCATTCACCAACAAACTGCTTGAGATCCGGGTTGAGCCTGGCAAAGCAGAGACCGGGCAACAGTTCACGAACCGGGACGAGGATCCTGTCGCAAAGAGGAATGAAATTTTCAGCAGGCGGGTAGCTATCCCAGGAACTCTGCATTGAGGTAATGTAAATGACAGACAACACAAGCGCAATTGCCGGTTCATATGCCGGATCTGGACCGGTGATCGAGTGTATTCTCGACGAAGGGGCCCCGACCTATGCTGCAACCAGTATAGGGCAGAACGGAATGTTACTGAAAACCGTGACGTTTGCCAGCCAACTCGAGGAGGGTATGGTCGTCGCACTCAGCAACGACACCGCGAACACATACGCAGCAACCGAGGGGATGCCAGTCGTGGAGAAGGCGGCGAACGGCGAGTCTCTGGTGATTGGTCAGATCGTCTCTACCCCGGAGCTCAAGCGGTTCCCCAGCTCTACCGACGCCGACACTCTCGCCAAACGGCTGGCGGGCAAATACTACCGGACTGCTCTGGTAGAGCTGCACGTACCCGGCCGGGTCGTCAAGGCTGAGATCATGCAGGACGGATCGAACGCTCTGGTCCCAGGTGTGGCAACCACGCTCCACTTCAACATCACCAGCGCCTACACATCTGGCAACCGTGGGTATTATTTCGATTCTGCCAGTACAAACGGGGTAGGTTGTATCCCGATGCACTACGTGGCAGCCGGTTCAGACGGTGACACCGCGTCCGCTCTGGTACTGCTCACAGGGCTATTATATGCCGCAACGGGGGCCTAAACCATGGAAGGTAATTTAGATTTCTGGCTTCAGCAGGGCACCGCTCTACGTATGATCTACGAGAAAGCAGAGCCGTACCTCATCTGGAGTCAGTTCACCAGGCCGGTACAGGAAGAGGACAATGCGTTTCTGTATGCGTATGACGCAACCGGTAAAGCCAGCGATTCGAAGAAAGAGACTCCTGCACATGCAAAGATCGGTGGTGATTTCCCCGAGATCGATATGAGCCGGGGGGCATACGTACCATCTGCTACCGAGAGCCGAGGGTTTCAGGTCAGGATCAAACGCGAAATGATCCGGAAAGAACCAAAGGGGATCTCTGAAGTCCAGCGGGCATACGACACCGCCGGCTACTGGATGGCTCAGTACATGAACGACTCTATCCTGTCTGCCATTACTGCCGGTGCAACCACTCCGAACTGGACCCCTACAGCGGTATGGTCAGCAGCAAACGCTACCCCGGTTGACGACCTGATCGCTCTCGAAGCAGAGATGGACCGGGAAGGGTACCCCTACTCACTGACCGACGTGTTTGTAAACAAAACGTGTTGGTATGAACTCAAGCGGTACCTGACCAGCGTTGACGTAGACGACGGGAAACAGAAAACCCTCTATGGGGTGCCTGAGATCAACAAAGACCAGATCACCATCCCGGTTGTCGGGGCGGATGTCTGGAAAGTGAAATCCGGCCTGTCTGACGGCTACTGTCTCGGTATTGACCGAAACAACCCGGCAGCAGAGATTCACTATTACGTTGATCCGCAGTTTGCCACCGAGACTGTTGAGTATGAAACCATCATCAACGGCGAACGAAAAACCGTCGAAGCCCGGAACCTCGGGTTCCATTTCAACCAGTGGACCGAGAAGGGCAGCGAAGACCAGATCCTCAGGTTCTGGGTTGAACACAAGACCGTTGTGACCGAACCCTACGCCGCACTGTATGATAACGGGATCTAATCCCGTTTTTCGGACTGATCCAGTACCTACACATCAGGAGACCTAAACAATGACCTACACAGCGCCAGACGCCGGGACGTTTCGGAAAGTCGGTGGCACCCTGGCTCAGAAAATCTGTAACGAACTCTCTGACATCGAGACTGAGTTTACCTCAGTCTCTGGCGAGTTCACCAAAAACAACTCGAAATACGCAGTTCTCACGGCAGGGGTCGGCACTAATACCGATCTCGCAACCGCCGGTATTGATCTTGCGAGCGGTAGCGACATTCAGATTTACGGGGTCTTTTTTGCCCCGGTAAACATCACGGTCGTCACTCTGCACTATTACCTCACTGAGGCATATGTGAAGGACACCAACGACGCAAAGATCGAACTGTATAACGATGCATCGAGCCCGGTGAAAATATTCGGGGCGACTCTGGCCGCTGCAGGTGTTGCAGCCAAAACCCACGGGGAGATCGCACCGGAGACGGGGAAGGCGGCGATCACCAAAGGGACCAGGCTTGATCTCAAAGCCGTCAACACGGCTAGCAGTTTAGGAACCGGACACGCTATAGTCATTCTTGAGTACGTGGAGACGTAAGAGTATGGCGAACTGCGTTTGTACGGTGTACCTGACTCTCGCAGCGTTTGAGACTGCCGTTGAGGCTCTGGACGACACGAAGTTTCTCGGGGCGTTCACGTACCGGGAAGCGGGGACCAGCGTTGAGAAAATTGTCCTGGTTGCGAAAACATGACCGTTACCTATTCGTTAGTTGCAATCGCTTCGCGCGGGGCATATGCACCGATTAGCGAAGCAGACACGACGTATGTGGCACTCAAATCTGTCGCCCAGGCCCGGCTTGACAACGATAACCCCGGACTCCCTACCGCTCTGTATGACTGGTGCCATGCTCTCATGATCACCCATATGGCAAAGGCTGACGAGACGGCCGGGTGGAAGAGTTATTCGACCGAACAACTATCGGTCTCAAAAGATCCGGGCGTGACGGTGTTCCTGCTCGAATACCAGCAGATCATTGACGGATATGCTGAATCAGTGGATTACTCGTCTGAATCAGACGTTACCCGGTGCGATGCTGACATGACCGAGTTTCATCTCGACCAGGCAGATGTGCCGGGCTATTTCTGCGAGGGTTAAATGGCATACCCGGCGATCCTGCTCTGTCATTCCTGCCAGGTTGAGACCGGGGAGACAACCGGATCAAAAGACGCTTGGCAGGTCCCGAGCGCAACAAAGACCCTCACTACGGTCTCGTGCCGGTTTTTTGCAACAAAAGGATCGCTCAAGCAGTTGGAACCGGGCGAACTGGTGGTCAGGGGTCAGGGTGTAATCCTGCCTGCCGGTACAACGGTCCGCGAGGGAAAGCAGATCGTAGGGCTCTCTCCCGGGTACACCGAGACGTACCGGGTCATAGGCACACCACGCCAGGCCATGGTGCAGAACGAGATCAGCCATATTGTCTGTGACCTGGAGGTTGTGACATGAGCACATACTCGTTTACCGGGCTTGACGAACTCCGGTCGAAACTCGCAACCCTGACAACCGAAGCCCCGGAACTGCTCAAACAGGCCGGGCTGAAATCCATGCAGCTGAACGTCGAGGCAGCAGCAAAAGAGAACACCAGGGAACACAACGACAACGGGATCCTGACGGCGTCAATCAATACCCAGGCGTCAATTGAGTCAGGCCAGCAGGTGATCAAAACCGGGTCTTCAGAGATCCACGGGATCTACCTGGAGTATGGGACTGGTCTGTATGCAACCGGACCGGGGGGCAGCCAGGCAAAAAAGATCCCGTGGTTATGGAAAGTGGAGTCACGGAAATGGGCGACCATATTCGGGATTGAACGGGGTGAATCGGTCGTATGGTATGGGTCCAAGCCCCACCCCTGGCTAAGACCGGCATGGGACGAGAACAAAGATCAGGTTGTTGAAGACGTGAAACGCGAACTACAGGACGCGTTCAGGCGGTTCGCATGATCACCGCCATGGTCCAGACAAAACTGCTGGCAACGACTGCCGTTACTGCTCTGGTCTCAACCCGGATCTATGTTGACGGTATGCCCCAAAACCCGACCCTGCCAGCCATCACCATTCATCCGATCTCCGGGGTCCCTGACAAAGATGTGTCGAAAGCGACATCTGCCAGAGTGCAGGTGTCGTGCTGGTCAAACCCGGCCGTCACGGGCGGGCTTCGCAGTCCTGCCCAGGTGGAAACCGTCGCCGCTGCGGTCAGAGCGGTATTGCACAAACCGAGACTAAACACCAGCCCACAGCGGTGGACCGTAGGGTCGGTGTCGTATGACATCATCACCTGCAGGTGTACCGGCGGGGTCAGGCTCATCGACCCTGGCACAAACTGGTATCATGTCCCGGTAGACGTGCTGATCGAGTATAACGAGGTATAACAAAAATGGCAGATGTAACGAGTTCTGATATTTCCAGAGGCCCGGAGGTTAAATGGTACGCCGGGGGAGTCGCATATTCTGAGACCGTCACGGTCTCAAGTGCACAGGCATTAGCAGGCGGTATAGTTCTCACAAAAACCGCTGATTACGGTATGCTGTTGGTCGTCGTAGACGGAGTCCAGACAGCGTACACCGGGTTCAAAAACGATCTCTCTACCTCTGCAGACGAGGACAGCGGGGTTGAAGCTATCAAATACACAGGCATTGCAAAAGACGACGTGGTTGATCTCTACTACATTGATGCAGAGACAACCGGTCTGACTCACATCATGTCAGCCAAGGACTTTAAAACGTCCACTAAGGTCTCAACTGAGAAAATAGCCGTGCACGGTCAGACCAACAAGATCACCGTAACCGGTGCAGCAGAGACAACCGGATCGTTTTCCATGCTGCAGGTCGAAGACGGCCTTGTCCTGAAAACCATGTTCTCAGGTGCACGGACCACAGGGCCGGCAACAGACGAGATCATCTGGTCCAACAAGATCACCGGGTTCAAAAAATCTCTGTGCCTGGTCGGTAAAAAGACGGATTCAACTGGGGCAGTCACTCACAAATGGGGTCTTATTGACGTTACCCTGTCAGGCAACGACCAGGATTTCCCGACCGAAGGGACTTATACCGACTCGCTGACAGTTGACATTGGCTACCTCATCGAATGGTCAGCAACCAGCTCATAGGTGGGATCCTAATTGGCCATAAAACAGACCGAAAACCCGGCACTCTCGGCAAAGTTTCAGAACGACATACGCGAAAAAGTTTTGGGGAACGCCAAAAACTCAAAACTTTTACAGGCGTTCATCTCGGCAAAACGCGAGACGTTCACCATCGACGTAGAGACCGGGAACGAAACCGTACAGGTTGAACTATTCGAACCGTCATCAGACCAGGTGTCATGGCTCAACCAGATGACAACCAAAGTCCTGCTTGCTGCCAAAGAAGTCGGTGGTGTAACCAGCAGCGACCTGTCAGAGACAGAGAAAATAACTGCCGTGCTCGGGGCATACCAGAGCGTTGATGAGTTCAACGAGACCGTCAATACCCTGCTCGCAGAGGTCACGGTCGATCCGGCTCTTGATTATGATGCTTTTGCCTCCGGGCTGATCCCACAGAAGATCAGAGATCAGATCCTGGCCGGGATCCGTACATGGGGGTCGAAACAGAAAGAAACCGAATCCTTTCGCGGTAAGCGACAGCGGACAAAACCTGTTTGCGCTGCTGATTGATACCGGTTATACTCCCGACCAGTTCAGGCAGATGTCAGGGCAGGACAAGATTTTCGTGATGGCTGCATGGACTGAGCGGCAACGGCGAATACAGGCAGAAATGAATAAAGCGAAGAGGAAATAATGAGCGACGTTATTCAGGAATTAATGGTAGTTCTCGGGCTCAAAGACGAAATGAGCAGCGGGATCAGTTCAGCCGAGTCTAGTATTTCCGGGATCGAGTCCACAATGGGCGGGCTTGAATCGTCGCTCGACGGGGTGGAATCATCGTTTGCGTCTACCGGCGACGCTGCTGCAGCAGGTGCAACAGGGGTCAGCGAGATGGGGGACGCTGCTGCCGGAGCTGCTGACGGGATCGACGAAATGGGTGATTCTGCTGCAAACTCTGACGGGTCGCTCAACACCCTGGTCACAACTGCAGCCGCTCTGACTGCCGGTGTTGGTCTGCTTGCGTCCGGGCTTGAGACCGTCGCGAACCGTGAGAACGAACTTGATTCCGCCGGCAAAGTTCTGGCGCTCCAGACTGGTGAGACCGCCGAGGCGATGGAGGGACTCATTCTGCAGTTTTACACCGCAGACACCTCAATGGAAGAAGCGGCGGGCATGTTTCAGGCGCTCGGGAAAGCCGGGGTTACGTCTGCTGCCGACCTGGAGAAAGCCGGGACTGCGTTTGACACCCTGGCCGACGCGGTTGGTGCACCGGGAGACAAACTGACTGAAGACCTGATCCCGGCGTTCAAAGCGTTCGGGATCGAACTGACTGACGCGGATCAGTATATTGATGGTCTTGCAACAATGTTTCAGAAAACCGGGGTCGATTCTTCAGATTTCGGTAGGACGATTCAGAGGCTTGGTCCAGAAATCGCCTCTGCAGGTCTCTCAATGGAGGACCTTGAGACCGCCATGATCGCCATGAGCGAAGCCGGGTATACCGGGCGGTCTATGATGTCTGAACTCTCAAAAGCCGTATCTGAGGGGTCAGACACCAACGGCGATGGGAAGATCTCGTTTGAAGAGTTGACGGCTGCAATGGGGCTGTCAGGCGACGCAATCGACACCGCTCGGGGTAAGATGGACGAGTCTGCCGGGTCTGCACAAAAGTTTGCTGACGCCATGAACATCGCAGCGACCGGGGTTGGCGACGACATGAAAGTCGCTCTCGACAAACTTGTCATAGGGTTCGGTGATTTCCTCGGCCCGTTTGATTCGGTGATTGGAGCGGTCGCGACGTTTGCCCCGGCCATGGAGGGGATCGGCGGCGGGGTTATTGCTCTGCAGGCGCTTGGGTCAGTTCTCCCGGCCCTGTCTGCCGGTAGCATTGTGACCGGGTTGTCTGGTCTGGCCGGGTCTATTGGGGCTCTCGGTGCTACCATGACCGCCTCGCTCATCCCGGCACTCATCGCCGCAGCCCCGATTATTCTCGGCGTTGCTGCTGCCATAGCGATCCTCTGGGCTCTGAATGAGCTCGGGGTGTTTGACTGGATTATTGAACAGGGTGCTGCGTTCGCAGCATGGATCCAGAACTTTGATGTCGGGGCTGCGTTTCAGGGAATTATAGACTTTTTCACGAATTTACCGGGGACAATCATCAACGCCATAACCGGGGGGTCAGGCGGTGACGGTGGGGGTATTGCAGAGACGATAATTAAAATTATATTCCCTCCGCTGTTGATCCTGGACCTGCTCAACCAGGCATTTCCACAGATAGGCGAATGGTTCGGGGGTCTGGCCGAGTCCGTGATCGGGTTTATTACCGGTATTGATCCGGTTGCCGTGGCTCTGGCTATTGCCGGGGTTATTTTTCCCCCTGCGAAAATTCTCTCTGAAATGGGTGTCGGACTTGACGACGTGGTAAAATTCTTCACAGACATACCGGGCAAAATAGGAAACGCTGTTTCTAGTATAAGCCCTGACACCATTGTCGCGGTAATTCTCGGGATCATATTCCCTCCGACACTTATTCTAACAGCCCTGGGCGTGAACTGGATCGACGTCGGCAACTGGTTTGCAGAACTACCGGGGAAAGTGCTTGAGGCCCTGACCGGTGCAGCTATAGCGGTGGATGAGTTTGTTCGGGCCATATTCCCGGTGGATGAAATTATTACAATTCTGACTGCCGGGTTTGCCGTCATTATTGAAAGTGTGGTTGGGTTCGTAACCGGGTTTGTTGAGGCGTTTACCGACTTGCAGGACACAGTAGTCAAAATATTCACGGGTCTGGCAGAGTCAATAACAACAACCATTGGCGGAATACTGACGGCCGTCACAACCTGGGCGGCTGATGTCGGTGCTGCGGTCGCTCAACTGTTTGCCGACACGATGGCAGCGGTTACTGCCTGGGTCACAGAGTTCACCAGTGCACTCACTGAGTTTTTTGCAGGGGCCATAACTGCATTTAACGACTGGATCACCGGGGTTACTGACGCCCTGGTCGCGTTCTTCGCTGACAGTGTGGCAAAATTAGCGGAATGGGTAACCGGGTTTACTGAGGCAGTTGTCACGTTCTTTGCAGACATTATAGCGAAATTAACGGAATGGATCGCCGGATTCACTGAAAGTATTGTCGCTTTCTTTGCTGACATTATTGCAAAACTCACAGAGTGGATCGCCGGGTTCACTACTGCAACAGTCGAATTTTTCGCTGACATAATCACCGCTCTCGCGGACTGGATCAACGAGTTCACGCAAAACGTAGCGACATTCTTCGCCGACATAATCCTGAAACTCATTGATTGGATCACCGATTTCACAGAATCAGTCGCGGGTTTCTTCGCAGACATTCTGGCTCAGTTAACCGAATGGATCACCGGGTTTACTGAGGCAGTTGTAACGTTTTTTGCTGATATTATTGATAATCTTACTGACTGGATCACAGAGTTTACAGACGCCATAATTACATTTTTTGATGACATCATCACGAAACTCACAGAGTGGATCACCGGATTCACTACAGCAATGGTAGAATTTTGGGCGGACATCATCACCAAACTGACCGAATGGGTAACCGTTTTTACTGAGGCTGTCGTCACGTTCTTTGCAGACATCATCACGAAACTCACAGAGTGGATCACAGAGTTTACGGATTCTGTTATCGAATTTTTCGCTGATATCATAACCAAACTTACAGATTGGATCACAGAGTTTACGGATTCTGTTATCGAATTTTTCGCTGATATCATAACAAAACTTACTGACTGGATCACAGAGTTTACGGATTCGGTTGTGACATTTTTTGCCGATATCCTTACAAAACTCACTGAATGGGCTACAAATATGGTTGCCGGATTCGTTCAGTGTTTCGTTGACGTTGCAGCGGGTATAGTCGCCCCGCTCCAGAATATTTACGACACGATTTATAACAAACTCACGGCGGTGTGGAATTTCGTAAAAGGGATCTGGGATAACATAGTAAAGGCGTTTAATGACATAATGAGCAAAATACCGTTCATTGGCGCCTCGTCCTCGTCTGTGTCCGGGTCGTATGCCACCGGTACAAACTACGTGCCTGAAACCGGACTGTACCTGCTGCACCAGGGCGAGGCCGTTATACCGGCAAGCCAGAATAATGGCAGTGTAGGCACAGGAGGGAGCACCATAATACAAAACTATAGCGGGGATATTGTTCTACCTAACGTTACAAACTATGATGAGTTCCGGGCTTCTATGGCCCGTGATATGCGTATGGATAGAGCGTTTAGGGGTGTATCATGATAGTTACAGACGCGGGCTTGGCATACTTCGCGAAGTTTTTCAACGACCAGGAAACCACTGCGATTATCAATAAGATCCGGATAGGGAGCAGTCAGACGGCAGAGGCTGCATCTCAGACAGATCTCGTAACAAAATATACGGATCTTGGATTTCAGGAGGCAACCGCTTCAACAATAGAGTATGCAGACGGTAAACTCCACCTTCAAAAGGTTTTTACAAATGGGGCAACCGTGGACAGGGAAGTATGGGAGGTTGGGGCGTTTACAAGTGCAGGAGACTGTATTTGCAGGCACGTTTATCTGCCTTATGAGGTTGCAAATAACAATACCGTATCACCTGGACAAACAATAACGATTGATATTTATATTGAGTTAATACCAGATGATGACATCACCTATACACTCACAGAGTCAGGGAGCCCTACAACTCACGAATATTTATTAGAGGGTAAAATTGTCGTCTCTGCTACTGTTGGCGGCGACCCTATTGATCCGTCATCATATACCTGCGAACGTGGTAAAATATGTTTTAATGGGATCGTGTTGCCAAATGCAGCGCCCCCGGTGGTCACAGAATCCAGAGGGGGGAAAATTTGGAAGATACGCTGTGCAACTCAGGATTATACAACCGTTAGCAGGTTAATCACTAAACAGGGGTTGGTAAATGTTGGGGTCAGTGTTACCGGGTACCAGTATGCAACCAGCCTGCAGAGGTATGGGACTCTGAAAATATGGGACAAAACAAACCAGACCCACACGTCATACAACAATTGTCTAATTTCTGGCCCGGTGAACGTTGAAACGTTCGGGCTCTGGTATTTATTCGATTTAACAATTATACAGTCGTATTATGGAGACCTGTAAATGACAGCAACATGGCACCAGGACGGGGTAGAGTTGTTTCTAAAAATGACTGCCGGATTAGAGACGATCTCAAATTATGGTCTGAATATATTGTTATATTATCAAGACGCCGATTTCTCCTGGCCGGACTGGTTGGGTGATTGGACTTCAAGGGCCGGAAATGTTGTTACTGTGCAACGAACTCCCCTATGTGAAACTGGTGGCACCGTTACATCTATGAGGGGGGGAATGGGCGAAAAATTTGGCGGTTGGGCTGAAACTCAATGTCTGATAGAAAAAACGGGGCTGGCAAACGCTGTAGCGGTGGGTGAAACAGCAAAGCCAAAAGTGATAATAGAGTTCACACGATGACATCCGTTTCAGTTTATGCAGCTGGCTCGTATCTGGTGGCGTTTAACTCTGCATCAATTAAGAGGAGCGCTTCAAACCTCATAACAACTGCACAGATACAAGCTCCTCTGGATATATTATCAAACATTCAGGCAGATGATGAGGTTGCCATAGAGATAGATAGAGTGGTTCTATTTCATGGCGTGGCTGCCGACTGGACGCTTAACTATTCTGGTGGCAATACCTCAATATCAATCCCTTGCGTGGACTATACCTTTAAACTCTCTCATATGGTGGTTCATCCAACCGATGTAACCACATATGCAGCAGATACCGATATAGGAGCCGTGGTTTATGCCCTCCTTGCAGATACTGGGATAGACAGGAGCCATATCAACCAGGCAACCGGTATAACCCTGTCGGCAGATCTGGAAGTTGGTCCTGGAGAGATGAGACTTCCGGTTCTTCAGACTCTGGCAGCAAACAATAATTGCATGTTTTATCTGTCGTATGGCAAATTAGGAGCAACATACAAAACCTATGGAGAGTTTGATACGTATGACAACATGGAGGCAGCCGGGGATTTCGCTGTTGAACATACCATTACAGACGCAAACACACCCATATTTACCCTCTCAATAAAGAACCAGCCTGATAATGTTTGCACCAGGGTAATAGCTATCAGGGATAATGCAGGGGTTCAGGAGGTTGGGATTGCGACAACCGGGAGCGCTCCATACACTGACAAGGTAGTTAATGTCAATGTCAATGATACTACTGACATTGATACACTAGCCGCCTCTTTACTCGCAAACTACAGGAGGGGGATAGCAAAGTTAGATTTATCTTTCCGTAACCTGGCAGTATCATTATTTAACGTGTTGGATATTTCGGCCGTTTGTGCGGTGCTCGGAGTGACATTGCCGCTTATGGAGTTCAGGGTAACGGATTTAGATTACTCCATTTCGGCAGAAGGGATAGTAACTAAAACAACCGGGATTGATCCGGATGCAGAGCTCTGGGAACGAACCGTGAGAGAGCAGGCAGGAGAACAGACAGTTGCAAACGTGGTAACGGCAGAGGCATCTTATCAGGCCGAAGAGGCGAAGCCAGTTTATGCGACGGTGATGGCATAATGGTATCAAAAACAATTCAATATTCTGATGGCAAACAGGAAATAGTAGATTTGCCAATAGACTTTGCGGCTGGAACCATTTTAAGTATAACTAAAAAACGCGATGGCGGTATAGTGGCTTCGTTTGTTGGTGCGCCAGGTGAAGGATATTTACAACTAGAATCTGGAGGAATATCCGGGCTTGCTGGAGATGGAAAAATCCGTGTAAAGGTTGATATTACTATTTTATCTGCCTGTAATGCTGCAAAAACTATGACACTTTATGTATATGGAACCGGTGCTCCTCCATATATGGCGTCGTTGGAACTGTATGGAAACGAGATCGCAGATGGAACAATAGAGACTGGAGATGCGCAGGTGCTTGGAACGGTTGGCGATGTGTGGCTTGGTATATCTGTAAATGAGGGTATTTACGTTAGAATTGATAATGCAATGTACTCTATAGATTCGGGTGCAACCTGGAACTATACAGCAGATGGGAATTGTAGTTCAGGTTCGTTTGTCTCTGATCATGCATATGGTTGGGTAAAAAAAGAAGACGGTGTTACAGCTACTTTTGCGTCTGGTGGAATTGAGATTGTTTAATCTCATTCACCCTCTTCCATGACATCTTAAGATCCTGTCGAGCTTTGTTTACACTTGTGCCTGGGTTCAACTCAAAGTACCTCCTCACTTTTTCAACCTCTTCTGGTTCTTCTACAGGTTCGATTGTGTTAGGAGAAGGTTCGACTGCAACCTCTTCCACCTTCGTCTCTCTCGTTAAATCGCTTTTCAGTATCATCATGAGGAGTTCGAGAGAAACGCAAAGGGCAATGGGTGGAACCGCGTGGGCCGCTCTTGCTACGAAGTCTGTCGGGGAATGGTAGACGTTGAACGCGGTTGAGACTCCGGTGAACACCAGGAGAACTGCCCAGCCTGGGGCAGGTGTCTCTCCAAGGAGGTTGGCTCTCAGGATGAAGAGAGAACCTGCCAACAAAAAAGCATCCAGACAGACAGGCCACATGGGAGCGAGGAAAGGACTTATGCCTGCTTCGATTGCGGTCTCTACCAGGTTCGAATATGACAGAACAAAGGCGGTTGAGATTATCAAAACCACAATCGAACCGAAGAGACCCAGGATGAACCTTGTAGGCGACATCTTACTCCTCCAACACAACTACGACACATCTCTTTCCGAGGTGTTCAATCGGAACAAGAACATGGGCGCCGGTTCCGTATGGTTTCACGGGCTTGCGGATTATCACAAAATTGTGTGCAGGGTCTGAAAATGTTTCTGAATGGAGTGGGGAGGAGAGGAGGAAGTCTATCACCTGTTCATCTCCGCGTACATAGCGATTGTACCTCGTGCCTGGAACAGCTCTACAATGGTCTTGTAATGGCTGCCCTTGTGCTCGTAATAGAGTTTCTCAAGTTCTTTCAGTGTGGCCGGGCCGGTGTGTATTCCGTGAGCGATTGCATACTTTTCAAAGTTTTTGTATCCTGTCATTTTTTTCACTTCCTAAATTTTTTTAAAATTCACAATTGTTAACTTTCAACAATACCTAAAAATTTTACCAGTCTTTCACTGGTATTTGTTCAACAACTTCCTTCATCATCTGGAGCCAGTCCGGGTATTCCACTCCATATTTCTCGTGTTCCTTCCAATTTCCCTGTAGGTCTTCCATTGTGTATCCCTTTTCTTCGTATTTTTTTACCATTGTTTTTGTGTTCATCTCTCTCACCTTGCTACATACATATATTATATCTATAAGTATTTAATACTTTTGTAGATAGTGAGAAAAAAAAAGAGTTTAATGGAGTTCTTTCAGGTACGCATCAACCGCTTCCCTAGACGCGGGGGCCCTTCCGCGTCCGTCTTGATACCAGCATTCGGGCTCCCGGTGATATGTGCTCATTTCAAAAACTCCAAAACTTTTTCTGATGCGTCTCTTGCTCCATATCCGACAATAACGGTATGCCCGATTCCCTCAAGATACTCAATCATGTCCTTTTGTGCCTCTGACAGTCGCCCACCGGGCTTTTTCATTTCTATCCACAATCGTAACTCAGGGACAAACAGGTCCGGGACCCCTGGAACAACCCCTTCCATCTGAAGTTTCTTCGCGGTTACAATGTCGCGCTTTCCTCCATTAGGAATTGCGAAAATTAAAATTCCTGGGTATTTTGCCCGGAACCATTGGAGGAAGCCCGCTTGGTGTGAGTGTTCTGTTGACATTTTACCCCCATTGTGCGGCCATTGCCTGAGCAATTCCCGGATACGTACGACTTCTCTCTTTCCACCTGTCAGGGCCTGGGGGCATTTTATGAATTCTTGAGTCTCTTCCTTCTACAATGTTTGTAGGTTCAAGTTTCGGAAGGTTCTTGAGCCATAAACAGGTGGCTTTTGTTTCTCCATGTCCGAACATCCAAGGCTGTATTATCTGGTCCGGCTTTCTGATACGGGTTGAGATAATGGATATAGGATTTTCAATACAGATTTTTGGTATGGGTGCTTCCATAAGTTCTTTTACAAACTCCAGCGCCGCTTTTTGTTCCTGCTGTTTGTCCTTAAACCATCTTGCACCAGAAACGGCCAAATGAGTACATGGCGGGTGTGCTATCATTAAATCCCAGCCGTCTCCTAAAATGTCTCTTACATCTCCCTGATAATGTTCTCCAGGCTTTTCTGACGGCAGTATGTCCGCACTGACGGCAGTATGTCCGCACTGACAAAATGCATCTCTTACAGTGCCTGAAAACTCACACGCGACTAAAACTCTACTCATAATTCAAAACCTCCTGCTTAACCCTAGAGTAATCCTCTCCAATCACCCGACACCACTTACCGTCTTGTTTGCATTGGATCCTCCTGGGCATAGGCCACCGCCCTGACAGTGCCTCTTCCAGTGCCTCTGATACGCTGGTGGCGTCCGAGCCTATCTTATTGAGCCACTTGAAAGCCTGCTCGGCTGCGAAACCTCCGTGATCGACGGCCAGCCAGGTGTTGTATCGCTCTCCACCCTTTGTGATGTAAGAGATTTTCATTGAGTCCGGTTTTCCTTCCTTGGTATGCCGGCTATACTCAACAAACTGAACGTTAACCCAAAACGGCTCTATTTGGTCAGTCAACACCGCTCCATCAAACGCCTGGGTGCCGTGATTGGGGAGTGTTTCCTGTTCGGGGTAGGTGTAACCGCACTGATTACATTCACGGGCGCTGGCATGGATTAATGCGTTACATTGTGGACATTGCTTTAAGGGCGGGGCTCCTCCATTACCTACCTTTTTAGGAGAGAGATTATCAAGTTGACCGTGCTCCATAACATTATTACCCATGTCTAATAGTAAACAGTTCTTTTTTCCTGGAAATGTTCTTAATCCTCTCCCGGCCATTTGGGCGTATTTAGCCGTTGATTTAGTAGCCGTCAATAATACGACTAAATCACATTCTGGCACGTTTACCCCTTTTGTCAATACGTTTACGTTTACGATTGCCCTTATTTCTCCTGCTTTGAACTTCCTTATTACCTCATCCCTGTCTTTTGTCTGCATGTCTCCGGTAACAATATCTGCATTTATACCCCTGGATTGTATCTCTGATAGGACGTTATGAGCGTGGTTCACACCTGCACAGAAAATCATCCACGATTTACGATCGGAGCCATACATTAGAATTTCATCAACTGCCGATCGGATAATTTCAGGATCATCCGCCGCACATGCTAGTTCTGATTGGTTGTATTCTCCTGCAACGGTATGGACGTTTGTTAAATCTATATTCTTTATTCCTCCTTTTGAGATAATGGGACATAAAAACCCATTATCAATAAGATACTTAATTTTAATTTCGTGGGCGCACCCGTCGAAAATTGCATCCTTCCCTTCCCACAATATACCCTGATCCAACCTATACGGGGTTCCTGTAGTTCCCCATATTCCTACTCCTGGATTCGCTAGCGTGGCTGATTTTATCAGCTCTCCATACATGGTATCTGATTCTCTGGAAACAGCGTGAGCTTCATCTATGCAGATGATAGAGAAGGCCGGAAAGAAGTCATACATTTTATTGTATATCGACTGAACACCAGCAAAAATGATTTGTGCTTCGGTATCCCTGCGATTTAACCCGGCAGAGTAGATCCCGGTTGGTGCTTCAGGCCAGTATCGTTTTAGCTCTTTTTCATTCTGGGATACTATTTCTTTTGAATCGGTTACAATTAGGATTCTAGTATCTGGCCATTGCTTTAAAGTCTGCTCACAGAACCCTGCAATGATGGCGGATTTTCCAGCGCCCATTGGGGCCACTACTACCGGGCGTTTGCCTCTATACGTCCAATACGTGTATAGTTTATCAATAGACTCCTGTTGATAAGGCCTTAGTTGCACTTACATCTCCTCACTCGACAAATACCCTGGGCCATTGCGTCTCCCGTCGGCGTAAAGGATCCAGTTTTCTTCCTCTGACGCATCCACCGCTTCAGAGTGAACCAGGTGCGGGTTAAAGATATGGCGTTCACATACCTCCTCTGTCTCGCATCGTCCCCAATGTGCACAGGTGCGACAACAGACCCGGGGCATCTCTTCCCAGTTGCAGATCTTCTGAAACTCACACCATTTGCACTCGAAACTCTCCCACCGCTCAAGCGGGGCGTCTGACGTGACTATCCGCTCGGCCTTGTTTATCAATAAATCGTATGTTGGTTTATGGAACTCACACCTTTCGGTATAGATAGAATCATCATTCTTGTTTACTACTATATACAAGGCTCTTTTTAAGTCCAAAGCTCCCATGTAGACCATCATCTGGGCAAAGTGTAGAGGCTTTGCTTTTTCAACACCGTTTTTTATGAGGGCTTTATAGTTCTTGTCTGACGAGGTTTTTATCTCCAGAAGGTGTTCGGTTTTGGGCGCTTCGGGTATCCCAAGCACAATCCCGTCTATACTCCCGGCAAACTTACCGCCGAACATACGGAAGTTTATCTGGTTCCCGTCGTCTCCACGATCCCACACCTGGAGTCCGGCAGAGCGGAGGTTACGGATAATTCGTTCTTCCTCGCGTTTGCCCGTCTCAAAGAGCCGTAACATCCTTCCAGAGAAGGCCGGGAGTTTGCAGTGGTGATAACTGTACCATAAAGCCCGCTCGCACTGGGCTCCAATCTGGGAGGCTCCCAAGTGGGGGCGGGGTGGGGAGTTTTTGTAGGTGGAATAGATGAGATCAACAGTGGGAGAAAAAAGGTTATTCGGAAGGGTTACCATGTTAATTTTCCCAAGGTTTCTTCCCGTTTCCCTTCTTTACAGGAGAGGAGGAGAGCGATGAATACCCCTTAACTATATTGCTTTCCCCATATTCACCGGATGCAGGCCGGATCCCTATCTTGACGCTGAACGGTTTATCATGCAACTCCTCACTATCTTTTGGGTGCATGACTCCAACAGCCCGGCAGATGCTTGATAATGCCTTTTGGGCTATCTGCTGCGCAACGGAGTTTGGATTCTGGATGTTGAGCCTGTCAAAGATCAGGCGGTTCTTATACTCACCCTCGACTACCTGAAGAGTGAGCTGTAGATACTGGCCGTTCCCGGTTTTGGTTGGTTTCATTTCGCTCTGGGTGATAACTACGGTATAGTTTCCCACCGGAAGCGGGCTGAAATCTGACTGCGGTTCGATTGCTTCTGCGTTAAAATCGATCAATGCCATGTTAGTTCGTTCCTGGTATGTGTTGCTCGAATTCACTCCATACGAGCGGGAGAGTTTCAGGCATGCTGTAGCGGTTCTTTGATACGTAAGCCGGGTTTGCACCCACATTAATGACACGTTCACCCGTGCTTATGGCCCGGTTTCTCTTTTCACCAAACCCAGCCTCCTCTGTCTTCAGGAGGGTTTTGAGTGATGCAAAGCCTATGATGTCGCTATACTCCTCGGCGATTGCAGAGGCCCTCTTGTGTAGTTTGAGAGCGTGCATGTCATAGGCCGGGTGTATGGGATCTTCAACGTGCTGAATGACACTGTGAGCGGTCATTATAATGAGCATGTCCTTTTCGTCCCTCAAGGCCGTTACGTAAGCAAAGAACTTTCGCCATTCCGTGCAGGTCTCAACGTATCCGCGGCCATATCCTGGAGCTTCTATACTTGAGACTCCCAGACGTTTACAGGTTGCCGCCCAGATAAGAGGTTCCAGCCAGTCTAGGCTGTCCACAACGACTGTCTTAAACGTGTGGTCCTCTTCCGCCAGGCTCTGGAGTGATTCTAGAACATCCTCGAACGAGGTTGCAATGGGGAACCGTGGGGCGTCTAATACTCCCAGTCCGTCTTCCGTTTGGATTACAATAGGTGCAGGTGCAGAAACGGCAAAGGTTGTTTTTCCTATGCCTGCTTCTCCATAGATTATCATTCGAGGGGGTTTTATTGACGCCCTCGAGATGTCTTTCAAGCTTATCATGGTTTTTTCCGTTTTGTTTGGTAGGTCACGTGTACGAGTTGTAATGCCGGGTAAGGTGCCGGCGTATGGCGGGAGTGGGCTTTGAACCCACCCGCTGAGGCTCCCGCGGTGAGGGTTGTTTGCTGGCTCGCCCTCTCGCCTGATCAAAGTTTTGAGTCTTGATAGACTGGTTGTTTTTTTCACCTCGGCTCTCTCCTGCCGGGCCACATCTCGTTAAAGGCGGGTGGCACCTGTTACA